AGTGCAAGGATTTCAAACGCTGGGATATTTACGAATCCCGGTGCGGCCTGCTGGCTCTTCCCGCTGGAATGTGCGGCCGCACAAAAGCGGAATGTGCTTCCTATCTCGTCAAATACTTTGACGTAGAAAAGGCAAAGACGCTCAACCTTGACAAGATGGAGCAGATCAAAAAGGCCGCTCCCCTTGAAGCAGCGGCCAACATTTGAACCACAACAGCGGACACCCTAGCGGGGCCGCACCGCACGAAAGCGGCCCCGCCCCAGCCCACACGGGCCACACAAAAACGAAAAAGGAGTTGTTACAATGCTTCCCCCGAAACTTAGTCAGCACCAGCACGCGGAACTTGTCGCCATTCGCCGCCTAAAGGCCGCGGGTTATGCGGTCGAGGGCTGGGATTTTAATACCAGCCTTTACGTCGTTGGCCGCATTGAGGCCCCGAACACAAACCACGAGAAGAGCCAGTTTTGGAGTTTCCCAACGTGGCAGGCTGCCGCCTCCGCTCTTCTGGGCTGACCGCCCGCGGATATTCTGCCAGGGTTGCACCGCACAAAGCAGCCCAGGCCCAGCCCCGCCGGGGCATAACGAAACGAACACAGGAGGGTTTGTATTATGACGACTGCATACCAGTTGACACACCAGCACACCGCCGATCTCCATTACTGCGGCCCCGACAGCGCAGGCCGTCCGATCATCGTTGACGCGGCGGAGATCACCGCGGGCCATTTCGAGGTGGCGGCGTTCTGGGGCAACGGCGACGAGATCGAGAGCGACGAGGTGGAGGACATCGACACCGCCCGCCGCCTGTACTCCGAACTGCTCCACAAGCTCACCGCGCCCAAGCCCCAGCAGGCCGCCGCAAAGCCCCTCACTGGGAAATATGCTAAACTCCGCGACGATCTGAAAGCCGCACTCGCCGCAGGGCGTGCCGTCGAGGACGACGATCCAGAGGACGGCGGCGCGTGCAACTTTGATGCGGCCTCTCTCTTGCTCCCCAGGTGGAAAGAAGCACTCGTGGAGCAGGCCGCAGAAGAGGCCGGGACAGGCTGTTTTACATGGAGCCTGTTCGGCAAGAAGCGGTTTGTGTTCCGTCCCAACACGAACGGCCAAGCGAACGCCAGGAGTCGCAACGCCGAAGCAATGACGGACGCACTCGCCCGGATGGGCTACCAGGCGTTTTGTTACCAGCAGCTCGATTGACCCCAGGCCGGACACCTTGACGGGCCGCACCGTAAAGCGACCCGATCCCAGCCGCAAGGCATAACGAACCACGAAAACGAAACGGAGGATTTTATATTATGGCAACTTACACGATCAACGAGAACACCGCCCGCCTCTCTCACGAAATGCGCTCCTGGAGCGACTACGACAAGGGCAGCGCAACGAGGGAGTACGAGGCCCAGGTGGCCCAGGCTGCCGCCATTTTGGAGCAGGTCAAGGCCAAGTGCTTCACCGAAGAGCAGAAAGAACGTGCCGAATACCTGTTTGACCGCTACGCCAAGACGCTGGCTGAGGCCATCAACAAGGAGAACGAGATCGGCACGCGCTGCCCCAGCGTGATGATCTGCGGCGCGGGCAACTTCCCCGTGCGGAAGAAAGAGAAGCAGATCAAGGCATTCGAGGCCAACCGGGAGAACTGGCGCAAGGCTGAACACTATCTCGACCAGCTCAAGAGAGCGCACACCCTGGCCGTGAAAGACTCTGATCCCGAAGTGCTGGACTTCCTGCGGGCCAAGCTGGCAGGTCTGGAAGCCGGACACGAATTGATGATCTCCGCCAACACATACTACCGCAAGCACAAGACGCTGGACGGTTTCGAGGGCATCCCCGAAAAGACGCTTGCCTGGATCACGAAACCTGGCGTTTACATGGCAGGCGGGCGTAACGGCGACGGCTCCCCGCTGGCGTTCCACGGCAAACCGTTCCCCACCTACGAACTGACGAGCAGCAAAGCCACCATCAAGCGGGTGCAAACGCGAATCGCAAAGATCGAGGCCGCCAAGGCTGCCGCCCCGGTGGAGGACGAACGCGACGGTTACACCTACAAAGAGGATCAGGAGTCCATGCGGGTTCAGCTTATCTTCCCCGGCAAGCCCGACGACGAAACCCGCGACGTTCTCAAGCACAACGGTTTCCACTGGTCGCCCCGCAACGGCGCATGGCAGCGGCAGTTAAACGACGCTGGCAAGTATGCCGCACACCGGGTCATGGAATTTCTGGACGGCAACGAATAACGGAAACGGCGGACACCCCAGCAGGGCCGCACCGCACGAAAGCGGCCCCGCCCCAGCCCGAAAGGGTTTCAAGTCGAATATTTCTAATCAAGCTAATCAAGCTAAGTATTCAAGCTAATCAAGCTAAGTATTCAAGCTAATCAAGCTAAACGAATTTGGAGGTTTTCACATGGCAAACGAAAAGAACAGCAACGAATCCGGCGGCGGTCTGCGCACCGTTACCCTCACCAACGTACAGTGGAACAAGCTGTACATCTATCTGCTCACCACGACGAATTACCGCAAAGAGCAGATCAACGCATGGGAAGAACTGGCGTGCAAAACGAATCCCGACGGTTCCCCGGAATACCCGAACGCCGCAGGCAACGCAGAGTATTTCCGCGAATTGGAGCGCGACCTGTCCGAGATCGTCCAGAAAATTTGCTAATGGCATCGGCCCCGGTTCCCCGCCGTGGCATTTCATGCTATACTGTCATTAACGAAACGGAGGCTTTTTATGAAGAACGATTCTAAGGCTATTATGCTCGACAACGGGCTTGTTGTCTGCGAGTCCTGCGGTGCAGAACTTGAGTGCAACCACGAAACGGGCGATATGCCCGATGTTTGCCCAGAGTGCGGCAAGGCCATTGATTGGAGCGACTTTTTTATGGTTCTTTGAGCGGAGGTGCTTCTATGAACGAAATGCAGACTTTTTATCCCTGGTGCGTGGTTGCCGCCTTTTCTGACGGTTCCCGGCTCACGTTCGGCGGCTCCACTGAAGAGCAGGCCCGCAGCGCAATGGAAGCCGCCAGCAACGAACACGGTGAAATATCCTGGTGGGATCATGTCACCGACACGAATTATGTTGACGGCCAGTATTATCAGCTCCTTCCCGACCCGCCCACGCTCCACGTCGTCGATCTGACAGGATATGACGGCCCGGTTGACGAAAACGGTTTTCCTGCTGGCCTGCCGGAAAAAATTGCCCGGTATGCTGTGGAGCACGGAGCCGCCGAGGATGAAGCCCAGGTCATTGTCAGGATGCACGAAAGGTGGCGACGCGCATGAACATTCTCCCGGAAGAGTTGCGGGCCGTTTTGAAGAAAGGCCTATCCGATACGTTCCAGCGTGAGCAGATCATTTCGGAGGACGAACGCCTGCGCAGTCTTGAATCCGCTGTGCAGAAGAACATCTGCACACTCCACGATCTCCCGCCTGACGATGTTGTTGTTTCTGGCCGCAAGGATGCACCCGGCGTGTTTACTTTCATCATCACAGAACGAACGCCGGAAATTGTATTTACTTTTGACGCAGACTCTTTTCACGAACACGAATAACGAAAACTCCCTCGACGGAATTACCCGCCGGGGGAGTTTCTTTTGTTCCTATTCGCAAGTTGTTTTTCCAGGGAGCTTTTCGCTCTCGCGGAAGTTCCCACTTTTACGCGCGCGCAAATTCGGCATCATCATAGCCTTTAAGGTTTTCCCGACACACGAATTTTAACGCCGCCCTCTGTGGCTGTTTCTGGGCATTTTGATAGATTTTCTATCACGAATCCGCCTTTGTGCTTTTTCTGCTGTTTTTAATCGCGCGCGTCATACGCGCGCAAGAGGATTTCTTCTGCCATTGGCATTTCGTCCAGCATCGGGCCGAGAATGGCAAGTGCAACCTTTTCTTTCCTCTGGGCGGTGATCTCCTTTACTCCCAGTTCCGCCGCAATGCTTGTCCAGCCTCTTTGTAACGATTTTTGCGTGTAAACGTACCGCCCACGCAGAATGATTTTGTAATCACCGTTCATGCGGTCTAATTGGTCACGAATATTATCCCTGTCAGCCAGCAAAACGCCCCTGCGCACCAGCAGGCGGTTTTCTGTGCGTTTGTATGCTTCTTTTTCCTTTCTTCTATCTTGCGGTGGATTGCTTCTTTTGCCTTTCTTTTTCTGTCGTCCTCCCGTGCGCGCCACACGCCGTAGGAAAGCCCCGCGGCATCCGCCGCCCGAACGTCCAGTGTCAGGGCATCCGGGGGCGGCTTGCGGTAGCCATTCCCACGGGCGGGGCCTGGGATGTTCCGGCGGGCAGAGCAGCAGGGGCAGTATTTGCTTGCCGGGTTTTCGGCTACAAATACTGTGCCGCAGTCGGCGCACTTTTTCAGCACTCCCGTTACTGCCATTTGCCGCGCCTCTCTTCCTGGGCCTTTTTGTATGCAGAGAACCAGCGGTCAAGGGCTTCTTTCTGCCGGACGTACCGACGGTGATTGCGGATCATCGTTACGATGGTGTACGTTACCGTGCAAGCTGCCACGATGACCACCGCCAGGGTCGTAAACTTATTCATTGGCTTCCTCCTTGCCCGCCGGGGTGGGCTGTTCTTCCTCCGGCTCCATAGACTTTGCCAGCTTCATGCCCTGGGCCAGCCCCGC